AGGCTGACGATGGGGGAGGTTTTGTAAGCCCGTAGGCTGACGATTATACCCGAATGCGTATAAATTTTGGGTTTTTCTATTTATTATACCCGATTGAGTATAGTGCAAATTTACACAACTATTCCACACTTGCGACCTAACAGATAGGGTTTTCTTCCAATTCTTTCACGAAGGCTTTGAGTATCTTAATCAAGCCATCCCTTTCGTCGTCGCCTCGAAAAACGATTTCAATCTTTTCTACTGGCTCAGCCCTTGATGTGTCGTCGTTCACATAGCATTCCATTGATGTTGACGCCATATCTTGAAAGGTCATAGCCACATATCCTCCGTGTCCTGCGTCGCCTCCTTGATAGCCTGTATGCTCAAGCGTTGCGTTAATGATGCAAAGGCCGTTGTGTTCTAAAATTAATTTTCTCATGTTTTGGGGGTTTATTTGTTTGGTTTAATTGGTTGTAATTACTTTTTGAAAATCCTCAATGCTTCGGATGACCTCGTACCTGTACCCTGCATCTTGAACCACCCCCTGCCACCACTTCTGCGAAAGGGACTGCTTGCCTTTATTGGCTTTGAACTCAAGGAAGATGACTCCCTTGTCGGATAGGTAGGTCATGTCTGCAACCCCAGCGGTCAGGCCGATGCCCTTGAGAAAATGACCGTTGGTTCGGCTTCGGGGGTTGTTGAGGTTCAAGAACAACCGCCCTTCTTCGTGGGGCTTCAAGAGTTTGAACAACTTGACGCAGGCGGATTGCAGGGTGTATTCGGGGGTCATAAAGGATATTCGTTTGCTTTGGTGTAAGGCAGTTGACATTGGACTTGAGCGATTCCAAGGCTCCCGTTCCTGTTCTTTCGGAAGATGACCTCCATCAGGTCCTGTTCTGCGTTCTTGTCGTGTTCGTAGGGGCGATAGACAAAGGCAATTTTGTCGGCATCGAACTCAAGTTGCCCGGTTTCCCGAAGGTCGGACATAATAGGCCGATGGTCGGACCTGCCCTCGGTTGCCCTTGAGAGCGAAGAAACCACGACCCCGAAAACTTTCTGCCTCTTGCAGATTGTTTTGAGTTGCTTAGATATGTTGGTCATCTGCTCAATTTTGGGCTTTCGCTCATCAATCTTCGCAGGTTGTACGAGTTGCAAGTAGTCGAGGTAGAAACCAACGATCCCGAACTTGGCCTTGAGTTTCGCTATCTCCCCCTCAATGCGTTCGAGGTTTGCTTGGTGCAGGTCAACGATGTAGAGGGGCTTGCCTTTGAGTTGGTCAGCCTTTTGTGCCAAGGTCAAATACTGCTCCGTGGTGATTCTCTCGTCGGGTTTTAGGAATGCTGCTCCGTCCATGGTTCCAAGGTTGGAAAGCATCCGCTGGGTCAGTTGGTCTGCACTCATTTCCATCGTGAAGAAAACAACGGGGATTTCGGCCATGGCTTGGTTCATGGCGATTTGGAGAGCAAGTAGGGTCTTGCCCATTGCAGGGCGACCACCTACGAGGATGAACTCGGAGGGCTTGAACCCGGTGCAGATGTTGTCGAGCGGTCGGATGAAGGTTTGGTAGATTTGGTCCTTGCGTCTGCCTTCCCGGACCTCGTTCATGTTAGCAAGAAAGTCCTTGGCGAGTTCGTGAGCGGATGTTTCGGAGGCGTTGGATTCAACGGCTTGAATGGATTGGTAGCGTTGAAAGGCTTTGGGTATGTCCCTGTCGTGAGCCAGTTCCTCCATAATTTTTGCTTCCTCCCTCTCCTTCCAAAGGTCGTGCAGGTCGGATGCGTAGGTCTTCCAATTGCTTACAAGCCCTGCTTCGGGGTCGATGCCTTCAAGGAGGACATGGGCTTGACCTTGGTCTGCGAGGTACTTGTAGACGGTTACGATGTCAATCTCTCGCTCTGCTTTGTGGAGGGACTCAATGGCCCGGTACAGGAGGACGTTGTTGCCCGTGAATAGGCGTTCCGGGATTTGGGTTAGGAGGACGGTTCGGTTTACGAACTTGTCCATAAGGCAGCCGAGCAGTTTGCGTTCAGCGGACAACTGGTAAGGGTTCATCATCGGAGGTTAGGTTTGAGTATGCGAAGTTAGGTGTTCGCTGAATGGCTTGGTCTTCCCATCTTTTGCCGTTGAGGTAGGTGGAAGGATGGGGAACGAATTGTGCAGGGGTTTCTGCATAGAGGCGTTGAATGTTGCTGACTGCCAGTTCTTGCTCGGTCTTGGTTAAGCGTAGGAAGGAACGCTTGGCTCTTGCCTTGTCGGTCTTGCGTGGGAATGTTGTCCAAAATTGGTCAAACCTCTGAACATTCTCATTCTCCTTTTCATTGTCCTTTTCATTTACATTCTCATTATCATTTCCATTATCATTATACATTAGGTTAGGTGATGGTTCGGGTATGGTTAGGTCTTGGTTAGCCTTTGGTTTCCCACCACGCAAACCTGCTTCGTATTTACGCTGATTAGCAGCGATTTGCGGTTTTATGGCCTCCCATACTGCTTGTGAGTAGCGTGTGAGTTCAGGCTCAACTTGGTCGAGTGCGTACGCAATTATTGCGTGATAGACCTCCAGTTGCTCACTTGCTTCGAGGTGCTGGATGCTGCGTTGGAACGAGCGGTAAAAGACGAATGAATCTCTCATATTGGTAAAAAAAAACCCCGACTGATAGCAGCAGCCGGGGTAGGGGTTCAAGCATGACCCTTTATCGGTAGCATCACTTGGCTGCTATACAAGCAATGCGTCTATTGGTAAATGTATCTAAGGCACAAATTTACACTAAAAAGGCATATCACCGTCTTGGGGTGCAAAATTTCCACCGCTGGTCTGCTGCTGGATCGGCTCTACTTTGCCGGATATGAATCGCTTGCCGTTGGATTCCTTGATCCACCCGGAGAGGCGCATCTTGGTTCCATCGGGGAGAACCACGTCGCCTCGGTAGTCCGGGCGTTTCGGGTTGTCGCCTTTGTCATTGACGAACAGGGTGAAGGTGTTGGGTTGGGGGGTGTAACTCATGGGTTTTGGTTTTGGTTAGGGGATTAGTTGGTAATTGCGTCCGTTGTATTTTATGACTTTGATTTCGGGGGTGCGGTTGTCCAAAATAAAACCATTTGAATCCTCTAAGTATGTCTGATTACCTTTTGAATCAAATTCACGCTTGTTCCAATATCCATTTGAATTCTCAAGGTATATCCGATTGTCTTGCGAATCAAATTTATTTTTGACCCAGTATCCACGTTGAAACTCGCTGTAAATAACATTGCCATTGTTGTCTTTAATCATAAGGACTCCTTTGGTCTTAAAGTCCCAGTTCAGCCATTGGCCGATTGTTTGTCCGTCTTTCATGGTTGGGGGTTGTAAATGGTTGGGGTTGGGGTTTCGAGTTTGTGATAGTACGATTTGGTTACTCCGACATAGCCGGATTTGAGTAGGTCGTGCAGCACCCGGTAGGTGTAGCGTTCTTTGTTGCCCAGCAGTTCAGCGATCTGCTTGGCTCGGTAGGGGCGGTCGCATAGCAACCTGTAAACCCTTACGGCATCGGAGGCTCTTCTCATTTGAAACTAACGGCTATGGACGCTTTGGTTGCCTTGGCGGTGCAGACTGGAACCTGCTCGCCTGTTGATTCGTCAAAGATAGCGGTCTTCCCGGCTTGACGAAAGGCAATCTTCAGCAGTTCCTCCCTCGCTTTGAGTTGAGCCTTGATGTCTGCGTAGATAGGGTCCTCGTCGTAGTTAGGTGTGAGGCTCCCTTCCTTGAGGGTAATCTCTGCTCCGAAGGCTTGGAAGGTCTTGCCGTGCTTGGAGGCTTCGTCGGCTACGGTCTGCTCGGTGGCCTTGATGGTGGCTTCAAGAGCCTTGACGATGGCCTTTAGTTTGATATGTGCCTCCACCGGGTTGACCTCTCCGTCGTTGATTCGGTCGGTCAGTTGCTGGGCTATTTGGGCTATCTCTGCCTTGCAGATGTCGCTTTTCGGGATGGTGATTAAGGTCGGGTAGGTCATGGTTTGGATCTAAAAGATTCATAGAGAAAGTGAAAAGCACTAAGGTTAGCGTAATCCAGTACAACGCAAAATTCAACTGCATCGCAAATCTTTAATTGACTGACGTAGTCGGTTTCAGTCAATACTTTGATAAGGTATGCCCCTTGTATGGGTTTTTTCTCTTTGTACTCAAGGAGTTTCTTAAACTCGTCTGCGTTGATTTTTTCAAGTAGGTTCATGGCTTTGCAAGTTGATTTTGAATGAATTGAATGCCTTTCTCGAATCGTGCTGGGGTCATGTGGTCGATGTCCTTCATGAACTTCGCCTGCTGCTCCTTTGGCAGTTTGTCAAGCAATGCAAGGAAGTCGGCCTTGAGCGTTGCGGTGGTCAGTTCGTCGTAGGAAGGGACCAGTCCGAGTTTGTCGTTGAGGTCGCCAAGGTTCTGCTGGGCGATAGCCATCTGCACCTCGTTGGACGATGCGATGCTCGTTTCGATTCCGATTCCGATGCAGGCTAAAGCACGGCCCCAAGCGGATGTTTCGCAGTTCTCAACGTAACTTGTTTTATTAATCATACTGGAAGTCCGGTCCTCGGAGGCGTGGCCTGTTGCACGGATGCGGCCCTCGTTGTCCCGGATAACTGCACGGACGCAGCAGCGGTCGGGTTGCAGGTCAATGAGTTCGGATTCCAACGACCAGCCTGCGTAGGTCGGTTCGTTGCGGAAGTACAGGAGGCGTTGATTGACTTCAACGTAGTCCTTGCCTTTGATGTTGGTGGTTTTAAACTTGTGCATGGTTTGAGGTTTGGTTTGAGGTTTAGTTAGTGATGAGTGCGAAGATGAATCTGCCGAAGAAGGCGATGCCGAGGCAGGCGGTCAGCATGATGTAGCCCGTTGCGAGGGCTGCTTTGATTTTGGCTTTGGTTTCGTGGTTCATGGTTTTGAGGTTTGAGGTTTAAAGAATGTGCGTTGGCGAGTCGCACCCCTCGGTTGGTTAGAGGCTGGTATAGAGGCCCGTAACTTTGGTAAAGGTTGAAGGCAAAGAATCGAAGTACATTCCTTTGGCTTCAAAAACGGGCTTAACTTCAAGGTTTTTGTATTTGCAGATTTTGACGTCATATAAATCGGAAGAAGTCAAGGTTACATACATGATGTTGGCTTTTGGGCATCCTTTGAACTTTACGATTAGGGTGTCTTGGTCAGCAAAGCAGGTCGCTCCTGTCATTGCTAAGAATTTGTTTCCGCCAAGTGCTTTGAGGATTTCGGTTTGAGTTGTCATGGTTTTGAGGTTTTGTGGTTGGTTTGTAAAGCAAAGATAATGCAGTCCAACCCTATTTGTGCCACCTCGTAGCAAAAAAATTATTCATCCCCCGTTTTATTGCGATTTGGGGCTATTTCCATACATTTGTACAAACCTAACCCATGCCCGAATACCACTCCCTCCGTCCTGCCAAGGCCCTGACCAACGCCTTGGAACGGCTCATGATAGCCATCGACAACGCTGATCTTGAAGGCAACCACGTCCTTCTGCTTGAATACCGCAAGTCCTGTGAACTATTAGGCTATGACCCGGCTATGGCTCAATGGGCAGGGACCAAGGAGGTCCACCTATCCAGCGGTCCCGATGTTGCCGACCCTGTTGCGGTCAACTACTTCCACAAACTAAACCCCGAAGAATGAGCAGAACCATCACTCACCTCGTCGTCCATTGCACGGCTACCCCGAAGCATACGACCATCGCATCCATCCGCAAGCATTGGAAGGAGGCCCTTGGATGGAAGTCGGTGGGCTACCACAAGATCATTGATTCGACCGGGAATGTAACGGTCTTGGCTCCTGATAGTGCCATTACCAACGGAGTGCAGGGACACAACGCTACAAGCCTCCACGTCAGTTATATCGGAGGCAAGGACAAAGATGACCGTAGTATCGGCCAGCGTCAAGCGATTGCCGTGGTGCTGCTTGATTGGCTCAAGAAGTACCCTACCGCTCGGATATGCGGACACAGGGACTTTCCGGGTGTAACCAAGGCTTGTCCCCAGTTCAATGCCGAGAAAGAGTACGGCTACCTATACCTGACCGCTGCCGGTGTAGAACCGGTCGCAGGGGGCGAAGGAAGCAAAGACCTGTAATTCGGGACCTCTGCGGTCCTTGCCTACAAACCTACCTGCTTCGAGGGTCATCCAATATCCGCCCAAAGGCTTCGGGCCTCTTCCACGCTCAACGTGAAAGCCCATATAACCGTCTGCCCATTCTTCTTTGTAAGTCGCAGTCCTGACTTGATGCACGGGCTTTTGAAGAATTTGGTGAGTGGTACGAACATAGCGGTTGACGATGTTTTGATGATAGTAGAGTTCATGGACGTGGCCCTGCCAAGTGCAGTCGTAGCCTTCGATGGAGGCGAGGATGCGTTGGTCTGAAATTACTCCGCGTGTGACCGGGCCTCCCCCACCGGCTCCATGATAATAGTGCATGATGAAGTTGCAGCGATGGTCCGGGTCGTAAATCATCTTGAAGTCAAGAACCCCGCCATAGCCCCCGACTTGAATGTCGGTCTTGCATGAATGGTTGAGTATTGTTGCGAAGCGAAGGAGGATATCCGTTTCTTGGTGTTGGATGATAGACGTTTCGTGGTTCCCGTAGCCAAGGACCAGCAGGAGGTCCGCATAGGGTCGGAACCATTCAACTGCCGTGTCAACGATGGAGTCAAGGTATCGCCCGTTGTTGTGTTCGGGTCGAATGTCATCCTTGCTCCTGCGAGGGTCGCCCTTGCCTTGCATTAAACAAAAAAAGTCCCCATTGACGAGGACTTTCGCACCCCTGCGTCTTGCTTCTTCGAGGTGGTTGGTAAGCAGCGCCCGGTCGCACTTAGGGTTGTCCCAGTGCAGGTCGGAGAGCAAAAGAAATTCTTGGGTTCGTCCGCACTCAATGGCGTGGACGTTTTTGGAATGCTTGGTTACTTTCATACAAGGCTTTTAAGTTTGGCATTCTCGGCTTGGAGTTCGTGGATGGTATGTTCCATTTCCTCAAGTCGTTGACGCAAACTTACGACCTCGTTACGAAGTTGTGTTAATTCCTTGTTTTGGGACTCGCTGGTAGCCTGCCACATAGCGAGGACCGCTTGGGCCTGCCTGACTTGCAGGGAGTCCGATTCAACACGGCCCTTTGTGAACCAAGCGACCGCTCCACCGACGATTGCTGCAACGCTCCCGACGATGGTGGTTTCTATCAGGTTCACTTCTTGACCTTTACTTTATCAATTGTCATCCAACCAACTGAAAGCAAGGTGATTAATGCACCAATAATCTCTTGCAAAGTTTCGGTGTCTAACAAGCCCTTGGCGACGAGTGTACCACCGATGAAGGTGAGAAGATGGCGAAGTAAAGCGATGACGGCTGATTTCATTATTGGGAGTTTAGGGGTTTCGGGGTTGCGTTTGCGGAATAATCTCATAGGGATTTGCGTTGGTTGTAGTCCTCCGTGTACTGCTCGTCCCATCCTGCGAAGGTGTGGATTCCGACGGGTTCGGGCCAAGTTTGATACTTCGCCCAGTTCTTCGGTTCGTTGCCTTCCCAAAGGATGTCAACGCACCAAGCCTTTGGATTTGCAGGGTTGATATGTCCGAGTTCAACAACCGTGCGAGGCTCGACCTCCGAGTCGTTAATGGTTCGGAAGTCAGCGTAAACTGCAAATTCGTATTTTCGGAAGGTAGCCATTAGGTTGTAAGGGCTGCGAGTTCTGCGTTGGTTAAGCGAGTAGTGTAGAGGGCAGCGGAGCGGATGTTGGCGTTTGCGGTTTCGTTGTCCGACCCAGATACTGCCCCATATAATCTAATTTCGGAAATAGTTGCATCAGGAACTCTAAGGTCGCCTACACTAACATATGCGGGGGAGCCATTGACATATGCGGTTACACCGCTTACTTGCGTTCCACCTGCTGCGGTTCCGCCCGTATCGTATGCTACTGCTATTTTGTAATAAGTGCCAAAAGTAAGTCCGTTTACCAAAGTTATAACCGTTGTTCCTGCGGTATTTCTGCTCAAAAAACTTATATCATTTGACGCAAGGCTTATGCCAAGTCCTCTTGATGCGGTTTGTCTTAAATATAGAATTCCTGCACGAGTTGTTTCCCGCCCCAAATATCTGAACTCCGCATACATCGTTCCCTGCGTCTGCCCGATGCAACCGCTGACTGACCCTGTTACGCTTATGACTTCTGCGTTGCGTGTTGCGCTTGTAGTTGTTGTGGGGATGTAGGAGGTAGCAACGGAGCCTGCCTCTAATTGAATGCCCCAAGCGTAAAGGGTTAGATTTAATGCACCCGATGCCGGGAATGATGCGTCGTTATTGCCCTCCGCAAACAAAAGGCGTATGTCTCCAGTCAAGTCGCCAGCAGCAATGGTGTATGGTGCGGAAATAATCCGATACCATCCATTGCCGTAATCTTGAATACTTGCCCCAGTGGTTAATGCGGTTCCACTTGCAAGGCTGAAATATGATGTTCCTGTTCCACTTCCGCCCGTAAATGCGGTAAATTGTAAAGCACAAAAATTGAGAGGGTTGGTTGCTCCTGCCTTTACAAAAGCACTGAATGTATGAACACCTGCTGCGGTAACGGAAGTTGATGATACGTACTCTAAGAAATTTGACCCCGAAGCAGTCCCTCCAACGTATTTAGTAATCGTTCCACTTGTGCCATCAGGGGCAAGGAAATCAGTGCTTCCAGTTGTTACCGTTATTCCTCCAGCAGCAGTCGTTGGCGTTGGTGTATTCAAGCGTTCAACACCTCTCGCAAAGTTCGTCCCAGCAGGCTCAATGAGTAAAGCAGGGCATCCACCGCCAAGAGGATAGTCCAACCTCGGAATCCCCGAAGCCACGACCTCAATCAATCCGCTTGCGTTGACCCTTGTCGCAGTCGTTGCCCGGGTTACATTGAAGTCGCCCGATGCACCAAGAACCACACCGCCCGAAGTCGTAGCGACTGGGGTGTAAAGTTTGCCCGTTTTGAATCGTGCAGGTACTAAAATCAGCGATGGGGTTGGCATTCTTAGAAATTGTAAATAACTGCAAAGCGATTAAAGAGGCATCCATCCACAGCAGCCTCGGCAGCGGTTGCACCGTCAGTCGTAGCCCTTGCGTTGAACAAGGCCCACACCCCAGCAGCAACGCCACCTTGGAGCATATTGGTCGGGTAGCCGTAGCCGTAGCCGATAAGCATTACAGGAAGGTATAACCGATGACGGAACCTGCGCTTGGAGTAACGGCAGTAATCTTGCCTCCGTTGCGACCGCTGATAACGATGCCAGCGGAAACTGATTTGCCACTCAAGGCGTAAGCGGTTAGCAGGTTCTCGCTTCCAGTTCCGGTTAAAGTTGTGAATGTGGCTGCGGTGTTGACGACTACGAAGTCAAAAACTTTCCCGGACACGGCAGCGTCAACGAATTCCATCGTACCGCCTTGGCCGAGCATTTGTTGCAATATGGGTGTAGGCATTTTTTAGCGTTTAATTGTAAATGTAGATTAGACTGGAATTTCACAAACCGAATGGCCGTAAGGGATTTCAAAAGTCATCGTCGCCTGCCACCCAGCCGTGCGGTCATCCCGGCTCTCTACGAACCTCGTAAGGTTCACGGTAGATGAGAGGGTCCAGTCCTCGTTCGGGTCGTTTGTAAGGCTTGAAATGAAGTCCTGTGCTATCTGCAACTGGTCGCTTAGGACCTCGTCCTCATTGTCCTGCCAACCCAACGTAGGGCTGCCCGAAACCACTCCGCCCATCGGCTTAATGGATTCAACACGGTCAGAAAAGTAAACCCCAACCACCAAGTCCAAAGTACCAGCGTCAGTATTTGCAGACTGCACGTCCGCAAAAACGAGCGGATAGACGATGCGCTCACGGCTTGGGGTTCGCAGGTTGATGGTGTTGTCCGTGCCTACCGCAAGAGGGTCGCCCGTCCCGAAGGAGTTGACCTGTGGATGAGCATTTGCAAGATCCAGCAGGGCTTGCTTGATTTTTATCCATGACATAAGTCTGCAGTTTCAGTATGTTTTTTTTATGCGCTCCCATGCTTAGCAGTCGTTACACGCCCCGAATTGTCCGTAAGGGTAGGGGTAGTCAAGGTTGCTGATTCCCATCCTCCTGTTGCGGTCCAAGACCATCCCGGTGCGGTAGTTTGTAGCGTTCGGGTAAATCGTATCCAACGCAGAAGGAGGCGAGTTCCAAAGCGGATAGGAATTGCGGTTCTCCATCAGGTAGCGAGTAATCCGCTCGGAGTACCACTCGGCATCGTTCTTGACCTTATCGGTCAGCCGGGTGATTTCCTCCATGCTCATTTGGCTTGATTCCTCGCTCGTTCTACGGACCATTCCTTTGTTCATGTACTTGAACGCTAAGACCATGGGCAACTCGTAGTAAAGCCATTGAATCATTGCAGGCTGAATGTAGTCCTCCAGCAGCGTTTGGTTGAGTGCAGACGTTGAACCGCTGACCACTTGGCTGACGAGTTCCCCGTACAACGGAGAGCCAACGATGGGCTGAATCCGCATCTCCTGCACCTTGACAACCGTTGGACGTATCTGCGTGTAACTGACGTTCTCGTTGATGATGCTATTGTCGAGCAGCGTTTCTTCGCTTATGAATAGTGCCTTCATGCCTTCGTGATTTTATTGCCTTTACGGATTACCAACTGCTGCTCCCATACATGGCGACATTGGGGCCTGTTCACTCCGCTCGGTGTGTGATACCAACCGCCCCTCCTGTTCCAAACCGAGTAGCCCATGATAGCACTAATCCCGTCAATGTCGTCCCGTGTGTAGACCTTGCCCTGCCCTGCCAAGTCAAGCATGACCTTGCAGAACTCACGGCTTGACCGCTTGTCCTTGTTGCTGAATCCCGTGGCCCATGCGTACTTGTAGCGGACCTCCAGTACAGGCTCGGCCACTTCCTTCACGTTCTTGGGTAGGTTCTGCTCGGCTATCTTGTCGACGGCCCTGCTGATAGGATAGCGGTCCTTTGTGATTAGGTAGGCGACTCGCTTGGCGACCTTGGCTTTGCTGACCCCGAACTCCTTTGCCATTTCTTCAACCG